TAGAGCGGCAGGCAAGCCTCCCACGGTGCAGTTTCTGCGCGAGGATAGAAGCTTAGACCAGAACGCCATGATTAATGCTCTGTACGGCCAGATAGCAGCGCAAAAGGAAGACGAGAGCGTGGTTGATGTCCGCAGGCACTGTAAAGCCTATTTCGGTATTCCTATCTTGCTGGCCTATGACGAAGCCTTTAGCGCCATGTACACCAAAAGCATCATGCAGCACCTGACGACCGAGGAAAAGCTATTGGCTATGGATATCTTGCCGGTCACAAGCCGGATGAAGAAACCACAGGCTACGGAATATATCGAGACAGTGATTCGAGAGTTCAGCAAGCAGGGGCTTTCCCTGATAAACCCAAGCGAGGCTGAGAGCTATGCCTGAAATCACCGAAGCCCAGCTAATGGAATTACTACTGGAGTTCAGAGATGCCCATGTATCTATGGCTGACTCACTGGAATCGATTGAAAAGGTTATGCATGTCATAGCTGAGAGATTGGAGGCGGGAGAGAAATGATTGTGTTAACTAAAAGCGAAATCGATCTAGGCAGGGAAACCACTACAGCGGAGTTTATAGCTATCTACGGCCCATTACGCGGCGAAGAGATACTAGTGGCAGCGATCAACAACAAAGAGCATGAGGCGTTTCTGGATGCCATATTGGGTATAGAGCTTGATTCGCTCACCACTTAACCGAGCGCGTAAAGCAAAGGACTGCGCTATCTGCGGCGAGACCTTCACTCCTACCATGCGTAATGCCGCCGCGTGTAGCCCTACGTGTGGGCTTTCACTCCACTATAAGAAAGAGGCTAAGAAAGCTGAGAAGGCGTTCAATGCTGAAACCCGAAGGCGCAAGGATGAAAGTAGGCCTGTTAGCTGGCATGACAAAAAAGCTCAGGATTCAGTAAACCGATACATCCTGCTACGCGACTATGGGAGGCCCTGCATTAGCTGCAACAAACCCCACAGGCCAACAGACTCATACAAGCACTACGTTGACGCAGGCCACTTCAAGCGCCGGGGAGGGTTATACAGGAACCTCCGCTTCAATATTTTGAACATACACGGTCAGTGCGTCGAGTGTAACCGTGATATGTCAGGTAACGAGCTGGAGTATCGAAAGGGTCTGATTGAGCGTTACGGCCTAGAGCTTGTCGATAGCCTTGAATGCAATTCGGTCATGCACAAAATGGATGTGGCCTACCTTCAGCGCGTTAGAAAGATATTTGACCGCAGAGCGAAGTACTACCGACAACGGAGAGAGCAATGAGTGCAAAAGATACCCAAGTGGGAGGCGAACACTATCAACTCGCTATCCAGCCTATTGAATACATCCTGGCTAACGATATCGGATTCTGCGAGGGAAATGTCATCAAGTACATGACTCGCTGGAAGGAAAAGGGCGGTGTTGAGGATTTACGCAAGGCGAAGCATTACATAGAGCTGCTAATCGAGAGCCAGGTAATTGAGTGACGACGATGAGCCTATGGATGAGTCTGAAGATGTTAAGGATTACGACTGGTGATTGATGCCGAGGCACTGCAACTGCCAATCAAAGAGCTTAAGCAGCTATCGGAATATCTAGCTGATCATGAAGAGGATATAGCGTGGGGATTCAACGACTTTGAAGAGCTTAGAGACATATTCCATCTTATCTACGGGCGCAGTCCCAGGAAGGATCGCAATGATATGCCCGAGATGCAGTAAAGCACTAAAGCCTTTTGACGAAGCCGGTGATAGGGGTTGGAATTGCCCGTCATGTCATCACTATGACGCTGAGACAAACCCCAAGGAGGCAGAGCAAATACAGATCGACATAGCAAAGGCTAAATTCCTGAAGGATGGCGGCAAGATTGAAGTGGTAGACTACACGCAGAACCGATCGTTCAAAGACCCGATAAAGCGCACACGCAAAGACCAGATTAATACACTGAGGAATAGAGACTTAAACGGTTGACCCCAAAACCCAAAAAGCCCACTCGTGCATGAGCAGGCTTCTTTGAAATATCCGACCGAAAGCAATCGAGGCAGATGCCATGAATTATACACCACAACTTTCATAAAATATATTTAAATACCCATAACCCTATCGACTGATAGTTTATGTACCAACTGGGCAAGCTGAGGAAACAGGGCAAACACAGTAACGGCGGGGCGGAGAAAAGTGGAGAAAGTTTCTCCATTACAGACTTTAGGATAAACCCTAGACACAACCCTTTAATTTGTGCATAGACTGAAGTCCGGCCTTGTCGTGAGACACGCTAAATGTTCCAAATGTGTTTACATCCTCTTGCGTCCTCCGGGGCGCGTTTTTTTGTCCAAGGCCACTAGATGGCTGGCGGCAGACCTACGAAAATGACGGAACTAACAGTCAAGAAACTTGAGGATGCTTTCATGCTCGGGTGTACTGACGTTGAGGCATGTTTCGCCGCAGACATCTCCAAGCAAACCCTCTACACCTACCAGGACAACAATCCAGAGTTTATAGACCGGAAAGAGCGGTTGAAGTCTAACCCTGTATTCAAGGCCCGCAGCGTTATCCTAAGCGCACTTGATGACAAGGATATCAACACAGCGCATAAGATCATTGATCGCAAGGAAGGCAGCAAGCTAGCGGTCACAGGCGATGTAACCGTCAAGCACAGTTGGTCCGTCACCGGAGTTACCAGTGAGTAGCGCAGCCGTAGACCTACAAGCGACTGAGAAGCTGACATGGCTACTGTCTAAGCCCAAGCGGGTCAAGATCGCAGTCGGTGGCCGAGGCAGTCAGAAGTCCACAGCCGTGGGCGATTTCATGTTGATGTTTGCGGATTGCGGCGATCGTATCTGTTGCACCAGAGAATTCCAGAACAGCATTGATGACTCAGTACACGAAAGCCTACGCCAAGAGATCGAGCGGCTGGGGGCATCAGCCAACTTCACAGTGATGGCGAATGAGATCAAAGCCCACAGCGGCGGAGAGATTTTCTACAAAGGATTGGCGCGCAACATCACCAGCCTGAAGTCTATCCACGGGGTTAATAAGCTCTGGATTGAAGAGGGGGAATCAGTCAGTGAAAAGTCGCTCAGGGTATTAACTCCCTCTATTCGTAAATCAGCAGCCGATAACGTCATTGATATTGACGGGGAGAAGCCTCCCGAAATCTGGATAACTATGAACCGTGGGAGTTCCAAGGACGCGATCAGCAAGAAGTATCTCAAGCGCGCGGAGGCATCACTGGCCAAGACCGGATTCTATGAAGATGACCTGATGATGGTGGTCGAGGTGAATTGGATGGACAACCCTTGGTTCCCTCCGGAGCTAGAGCAGGAGAGATTAGACGATCTCGCTAACCTACCCAGGGCAGAATATGACCATATTTGGGAAGGCAAATACTCCGATACCGTGGACAACGCCATCATTGAGCCCGAATGGTTCGATGCCTGTATTGATGCTCACATTAAGCTGGGGTTCGATGCCGTTGGACAAGAACGCGTGGCCTATGATCCTGCCGACTGTGGAGATCACAAGGCAGTAGCGTACTCCCACGGCGTTGTAATCAAAGATGTTCAGTCTACCGATGCAGGAAGAATAGACACGGCCACCGATTGGGCCACGTCATTCGCTATCGACAAGAAGCCTGATACTTTTACATGGGACGCTGACGGTGTTGGCTTAGGGCTCAAACGTCAGATCACGGACGCCTTCAAGGGCAAAAAGGTAGTGGTTGAGTCATTCCGGGGCTCTGAAGGTGCCGACAATCCCAAGCAAATATACGACCCGATCAACAGTGAAGTTAAGAAGCCCAAGACGAACAAGGACGCATTCCTCAATAAGCGTGCTCAATACTACTGGATGCTCAGGGACCGCATGTTACGCACGTACCTGGCGGTAGAGAAGGAAAAGAAAGCGATCAACCCCGACGACCTAATTAGCTTCTCTTCAAGCATTGAGCAGCTTCAGGCATTGCGCTCGGAGTTATGCAGAATCCCCCGTAAATACAACGGTTCAGGCCGCATTCAGCTCATGTCCAAGCCTGAGATGGAAAAGCTTGGCATTGACTCCCCAAACATGGGTGACGCTGTAATGATGTTGATGCGCCCGATTGAAGTTAACGACGAAGTAGAGACAATCAATTTCGCTGGATGGAACAAATGAAAGACAAAACAGACAGTGATGATCTCCCCAACCACGAAAATCATGCGTGGGTACTTGAGCATTTAAAGAAAGCCCAGGACGCAGACCACGACAACCGCGAGCAAGTGCGCGAGGCTAAGTTGTTTACCACTAAACGCGATGGGCAGTGGGAGTCTTATTGGTGGAATGCCAATGACGGCAGGCCCCGTTTTTCGTTTGACATGACCAATCCCATTATCGACCAGATCGCGGGTTATATGGAGCGCTCAGACTTTGATATCAAGATTTCACCGGCTGGCAATGATGCAACGAAAGATATCGCGGAAACCTATGACGGTTTAGTTCGCAACATTGAGAAGATGAGCAACGCGGTCCAGGTATTCAACAGCGCCGGGCGTAGCATGGTTGTCGGTGGCTTGGCAGGCTGGCGAGTTGTCCAGGAATACGTTGACGGCGATTCATTCGATCAAGACTTGATTATTAAGCGCGTGGGTAACTTTGAGGATCGCGTGTGGTTTGGCCCGTTTGAAGAGCCAGACGCCTCAGACGCTGATTATGGCTGGGTATTATCCGGCTTATTGCCTGAAGACTTTAAAACCAAGTACCCAGAGGCCACAGAAGGCTCTGTAGGCTCTGATCGCACCGGAACGGCTTACTACCACCGGCAAGACTTAGAGATGGTAGGGGAGTTCCTATACGTCAAAGAAGAGCCTATTGAATTGGTTCTGATGACCAATAACGAAATATACGAGGCCGATGCTGAATTTGATAAGATTGTCGATGAGTTGCTAGCGCTGGGAATCACAGAGCGCAAGCGGCGTAAGCGCATGAAACGGTGCGTGTATTCGCGTGAGTTCAGCACTCAAGACTGGTTGACCGATGCCAGAAAGACCGTGTTCGAGGAATGGCTACCCATTGTTCCAGCCTTTGCTAATTTCGATATCGTTGAAGAGAAAGTAGTCTATTACGGCGCTGTTGAAAAGATCATTGATGCACAGCGTGTGTATAACTATTCGCAGTCACGTGAGATTGAAGAGGGCGCACTGGCTCCCAGAGCTAAGTACTGGATGACCAGCGCCCAGGTTAAAGGGCACACCGATACACTCGCCACACTCAACACCAATTCAGACCCGGTGCAGATATTTAACCCGGATCAAGAACTACCAGGGCCGCCACAGCAGAACGGTGGGGCCACTATCAACCCAGGGCTGAGGACAATCTCCGAGGGCATGAAGGCGGTCATCAATCAAAGCGCGGGCATGTTCTCTGCTTCGATGGGTGATAACCCGTTTGCACAGTCAGGTGTGGCTATCGATAAGCTCCAAGACAAAGGCGACACAGGTAACAACAAGTACAGCACAGCCCGAGAGATTGCACAGCGTCACACGGCGCGCATTCTGGTTAAGGCTATCCCCAAGGTTTACGGGCCTGGGCGTCAGGTTCGCATACTGGACGAAGATGGTTCGTTTGATATGGCGACTATTGGTGAGGTCATTATTGACCAGCAGACCGGCGAAGAAGTCACGCTCAACGATCTATCGGTAGGAAAGTACGATGTTGCCTGCAGTAGTGGGCCAAGCTTTAAGAATCGCCAGAATGAAACCGTTCGCGCCTTAACTGAAGTCGGCAAGGTTGACCCCAGTGTGATCCAGTTGGGCGGCGATATCTTGCTAAACAATATCCCCGCGCCCGGCATGCGCTCTATTGGCGGGCGTAAGCGCAACCAGCTATTTCAACAGGGATTGATACCCGAGGATCAATGGACGGACGAAGAGAAGCAGAAAGTCCAGGAGCAGCAGCAAGCCGCACAAAATCAACCTCCACAGCAAGACCCTATGGAGATAGCGGCACAAGCCGAGGCCATGAAAGGGCAGGCCGATATGTTGGACGCTCAGACCAAGCAGCAGGAATCACAGTTCTCCCAACAGGAGAGAATGGAAAAACTCAAGATCGACACCTTTAACGCTGAGACATCACGCATTAGCGCCGAGACCAAGCGAATCGAAGTTGAGAGCGGCATACGCAAGAAGACCGCTGACGCAGAAGGATCAGAGCTGGATAACTTCGCCAAGGTTGAGGATATTCGTAATGCTCCAACGAAGCGGCTCATGGAAGTTATGCAAGGTGGCTTGAGTGGCAACTGAGCGACAACAAGTAGCAGCAGAGCTTATCCGGCGTGAGTTGGAAGACCGCGAGCAGGCCAAAGAATCCCAAGCAGGAAAGACGATTGAGCTTCTGTCCAAAGGACTGACCAAACAAGCCCGGCAACAGGACGAAAGCACACGAGCCCAGGTTGACCAAATACTACTAGGTATCGAGACCATCGCCAAAGAGATGGGCAAGGCATCACGGGACCAAGACAAGCGCTTCGAGAAGCAAGCGAAGGCGCACACCAATGCCTTGAGTCTTAGCACCAAGCAACTGAAAGAGGTTGGCGACAGCAATCTGAATGCCGTTGTCGATCAACTCTCTGTTATTGCACAGGCAAATCCAGCACTAATTAAGTCACTAATTGCCGCACTAAAAGACAGCTTAAACAATGCACCGGAACAAAAGCCGGTGAAGTTTGATATCGAGCGTGACCAGCGCGGGTATTTGAAGAGTGTTATTGCCACACCAATTAGGAGTTAGGTTGAAATATTTGATTGCATTTTACGCTTTGTTGCTTTCCGCTACCGCGTCTGCCCAATTAACTGTAGACAAATTCTGCGAGTATCATTCTCAGGATATGCTGTGCGCGTCCGCCCCCGTCGATACTGATGGTGATGGCGTCCCCGACGATCTGGACGAGTGCCCGAATGATCCCAGCAATACGTGTAACAACCCGCCCAGCGATATAGACGGCGACAACGTACCCGACGATATAGATCAGTGTTCAGCGACTCCCGCAGGCGTACCGGTTGACGCTGTTGGTTGTGCCTTGCCCGGCGACCCTAACGAGCCAAGCACAAGCCTGGTCACTTGCCCTGAAATAAACCTTTACCCGAATACCTACGTTTCGGGCTATCGCTGCGACCTGCCCAGTGATACGGCATACGATCCTTACGGCATAGACACTAAGGGGTTTTACACTTGGCGGCTAACGTACAAAGACAACATCTTGATCAGGCCAGAAGGCGCTAGCGTAGAGAAGCCGTCCAAGGTAGTCGCCAGCTTTCACGCGTCCGGCGGTGGCCCTAGAATTCACTGGGGCAGTCCGAGCTATGACCACTTCGATAAAGAATCCCGGCTTATGGTTAAAGCTCAGGATATGGAGAGCTACGGCCACATAGAGTCCTGGGGCTTGAGTGGCTACGGTACAGCGCAGGGGGTCGGCAGTTATGCCGCCGAGCGGATGTGTCAGTTACTCGATCTTGTCGAAAACCGCCACTCTCTTATATTTGACTGGGGTCGGGGTTTAACCGCGCAAGGCCAGTCGATGGGGGGTAGGGCGTCACTGCAAATGCCTATGATCATGTGCCAGCGATGGCGCGAGCGGCTTATTATGTCCGATGGCATTACCGGGCACACACTGCCCAGGACCTTGCCCGTGCTATACCCGGCGATGGGGCCGGACACAGGGGCCAACTCTGCCAACTGGGACAAGATGGATTTTCAGATACAAGCCCCCCTCGACAACATCGTCCAGAATATTGTGTACGTCCACCAGTGGGGCTGGAATGATGTTCTTGGGATGCTCAACCCCAAGTTTCTTGACGTTGTGCGAGATAATAAAATCAGTGGGAGCTTTACGTGGGCAGAGCTAACGCCCGCGCACGGCGTCCCGGTAGTTGGGTCCATGCTGAGAGAGCCCACGACAAACAAAGTCTCGCTCGATAGGCCTTTCCTGGCGTTCACTAATTCAACAGGCGATTACCCGCAGGACTGGTACGGCAAGACCGTTTCCACTATGCCGCGCTCTGGTCATATTAACCAAGGCCTGTGGTGGGATCACGGCAATATTGTAGAGACAGCCAGCACGATCACCTTCCCGGTTAAGTACGTGGCTAAGGTGGCAGGCACTAACGATCACACGCCAGGCATGATTGGTTCCATCTCGGTTGACGTAACGCCGCGGTGGACGTTCTCACAGCTAATCGACAAGCAGGCGTTTTCCAACCTTGCGCCGAATACGGCCTATAGCTGGGTGTTCGGCTCGCAATCTGGCACCGATACCACGGACGCTAAAGGCCTATTGACGATGAACATCGCGCTTGTCTCAGGTGATCCGTACATTAATCTCGTAGTCACTAAGTAAATGCCGACAGATGTAGAGTTTTTTGCCAATCCCGCATCGACTGCGGGCGGCGACGGCACTACGCCTGGCACCACCGGTTCTACGCGGGCCTTTGTGTCCATGCAGGCCGCTATCGATGGCGTAAAAGCCGCCCACGGCGCAATGACCACCAACGACGAGCGGGTGATTATTACGGGCGTTGCTGGCAACGGCACGGACACTACAGCGGTCAATGCTGCTTCTGCGGACTGGGTCGGGGACGCGACCCGCTATTTGTGGCTCAGGGGCGACACGTACAATACGATTAAGGGCGGGGCGGGGTACAGGATCGCGCTGGACGCAGGCTTTAACTTGCCGGTGTTGCAATCGCTTGCCTCCTTTGTTGAAGTCACAGACTTACAAATTCACAGCACACGTATAGCTAACTATGCTCGTGGTGTGGCGCTTGCGGCTAGCGCTAAGCTAAAACGCTGTATCATTAGCGGAGAGGGGATCGGGGCTAACTCACTTTCGAGCGTGTTTTCCGGTTTCACCCCTATCGTTGAATCCTGCCTGATTGATGGCTGGGGTGGTGGTGGACTGGTGATTAACAACTTCGTTAACGGCACGGTCACAAATACCACGGTCGCCAACTGCCTCCGAAACTTTGACAAGATAGGGACGTCCGGCAGCAATGCGGTGGCGACCAATTGCGCAGCTTATAATGGCGGCACAGACTGGACGGGCACAGACTGGACGGGGTCGCATAACGCCTCTAGTGATTCGACCGAGCCCGGCACAAGTCCCATCACGACCGATATTGATTCCGCTGATTTCGCTGACGCTGTGGGCGGCGACTTCCGTATCGCTGATACAAGCTCAACACTTTACAACACGGGCACGGCAACAGGCAGGCCAGCGCTAGACCTGCAAGGCAATGCGTTTACGACCAACGATATCGGGTGTTATGCGTTTTTAGCAGCCGCGAGCGGTAGAATAATGGGCGGTATTGCCGGGAAAGGCGGCCTTGCTGGAATGGGCGGAATAGCAGGAATTGGCGGCGGGATGGCCGGATAATCAACAGGTAAATTTATGTCAGATTTTACACTAGGCGAAACGCAATACATTGCATTCACAACCCGGGCATTTGCCTCGGGTATTCCCACGGTTTTGGCCGGCTCCCCGGTTGTTTCCGCCTATGAGGATGCAGGGCTAACCCAGATTACTGCAGGCATTACCCTCGGAGTGGACCACGACGGCGTTGTGGGTTTAAACATGCTCACGGTAGTTGCCACCACCGGCAACGGCTTCGAGATTGGAAAATCTTACAATCTGGTAGTGACGACTGGCACAGTGGATAGCGTTAGTGTCGTGGGCGAGGTAGTTGGACAGTTTACCCTGGGACGATCAGCGGCGGCGGTTGATCTTGCCAATGCAACTGACGGATTGACAGCGCTTAAAACTGTGCTTGATTTGGCAGCAACGGCGGCAAACCTCGCAATAGTAGATACGGTGGTCGATGGCATTCAGACAGACCTAAGCAACGGCACTGATGGGCTTGGAGCCATTAAGACTTCAGTTGACGCCATACCCACCACAGCAATGAGAGGCACAGACTCGGCAGCTACGGCAGCGGCACTAGCTACAGTTGACGGCATTGTTGACGCGATCTTAGTAGACACTGGCACAACCCTACCTGCATCACTTGCGACTATAGACGGGAATGTGGATTCTATTTTGGTCGATACAGGTACGACTATTCCTGGTCAGCTTGATGATATGTCGGGCGCTACCTTTGCCACTGCGACAGACTCACTTGAAGCGTTGAGGAACCGAGGCGACGCTGCATGGACGACAGGCGCGGGAGGGTCATCACCCACGGTCGCGGAGATCAGGACCGAGATGGACGACAACTCCACAAAGTTGGCCGCAATTGTTGCTGACACTAACGAGCTGCAAGCAGACGACATTCCAGGGCGCTTTGATGGGCTTGAGGGTGCGACCTTCGACACATCAACAGATTCTAACGAGGCTATTAGGAATCGCGGCGACGCGGCATGGGCTGGCGGTGGTTCGGCTCCAACTGTTTCTCAAATCCGCACAGAAATGGATGACAACTCGACCAAGCTAGCGGCAATCGTGGCAGACACAAATGAGCTACAGGCCGACGATGTGCCGGGACTTATCGCAACATTACAAGCTGATACGGATGATATCCAGACCAGATTGCCCGCGTCTCTAGCAGGCGGGCTGATGTCCTCTGACGCGGTGGCCATCTCTGGCAGTACAGCAGCAGCGGTTCAGCTTGAGGCGTCTGCCGAAACCATTGTTATCGCAGCGGCGGTGACCGGAACGCTCAGCACAACTCAGATGACCAGTGATCTCACGGAAGCCACAGACGACCACTACAACGGGCGCATTATTATCTGGACCTCTGGCGCGCTAAAGGACCAGGCGACGAACATCACGGACTACACCGGCACCAATGGGCTGCTAACGTTTACCGCGATCACTGAGGCCCCCAGCAACGCTGACACCTTTGTAATCGTGTGATATGACCGCGCTATCGGTAACGGCAACGCCGGGGCGCGCGCAGAGCTTTAGCCCTAAGTCTCCAGCTTCGGGTAAGTCGTCGGATCAGATAACGGCGCTCAGTGTTCAGGCTTTACCGGGTGGCTTACATACCTTCATCGCTAAGACACCAGCGGGGGGAGGGGGCAAGCCATCGACCAGGCTCACCGAATTGTCTGTCATGGCAACACCGGGCGGGCTGCATGAGTTTATTGCGAAGACTCCCAGCGGAGGCGGGGGTAAGTCATCCGACAGAATCACTGATCTATCGGTTACAGCAACACCAGGCGGGTTACATGACTTCTTGGCGAAGAATCCAGCGCCGATAATACCCATAGAGCCAGCACGCGGCGGGGGCGGTAGCGGAGTTTATAGCGACTATGAGCGCGAGAACATTTTAAGAGAAGACGAAGAAATACTGGCCATCATTATGGCGCATACATTGCACTAACGGCACACGACCGAATCGTGGCATTTAGGAGAACGATATGAGTGAAGCGGCAGATCAGGAAGTAATCGAAGTGGCCCCGGTTGAGGAAGATACCAGCGGTATTGTTTTCTCCGAGGAATCACCGGCTGAAGAGATAGTTGACCCCACCGAGAAAGCCGAAGTAAAGGAGCCTGTTCGATTCTCTGAAGACCAACAAAAAGTATTTGACGAGGCGATCAACAAAAAGACCGCCAAGACTCGCGAGGCTGAACGTTTAGCGCAAAAGCTACAGGAAGACCTAGAGCAGCTTAGAAAGCAAGTTCCCCAGGAAACCCGGCCCGATATCCCCGCATTGCCAGACCCTTACGACGATGATTTTGCAGAGCAGATGGCGGCAAGGGATAACACCATCATCCAAGCGGCTCGGTTTGACAGTGAGCAGCGGGCCAGGGAGCAAGCGCGACAGGATGCCGCTAACGCAGAGTGGGCCAAGCAGCAAGAGCATACCCAGGCTGCAATCGTTGACTACTCAGAGCGATCTAAGAAGCTAGGCATTGAACCTGTAGATTTACAGCAAGCCGGTGCGGTGGTGGGAAACTACGGGCTGACAATGGAAGTTGCCACACACATTCTACGTGAGGCCCACGGCCCCAGTATTACCGTGTACCTGTCAAAAAACCCCACAGTGCTGGATGAAATATCTCGACTGTCGCCAATGGACGCAGCGGTTCGCATATCCACCGACATTAAAGAGGCAGCGCGCAACATGACACAACCTAAAGACCTTGCCCCAGACCCTGTTAGCCCTGTTCGCGGATCGGGTATGCCAGAGGGTGACGGAGGGCCAAAAGGCGCTACCTTTGTCTAGTTGACACACTATTAAATTGTGTGCATAGACTAAATCACGGTCTCCATGACCGGCATTAAATACCTTTAAGGGCTCCGCTGCATCTCGACCCTACCTGTACAGCGACAGGAACCGAGAAAACCCTTATTTAATGCTTATGGAGGCCGACAATGGCTAACAATTTTGATTCAAACTTTTCGCGCAAGCTCGCGAAATCCTTCTTAAAGAAATTCGAAAGTGACCGCGTTCTCAGTAAGAACGTAAACACTCAATTGCTTGATGGTAAGTTCAACCCCGATAGCGGGGAGAACTACGACTTTAAGCGGCCCACTGATTACGTTTCTGTTCGTACCGCTAACGGTGATGTGTCTGGCGAAACTGCCAGCTCTATTACCACAGGCAAGGCGACTGGTACGGTTCAGCCTTACTTTACAGCCTTTGTTGATTTCGATGAAGCTGACGAAGCGATCAAGATGGGCGGGCTAGACCAACTGCTTGCACCTTTGGCCACTCGCATTAAGACTGATTTCGAAGTTGACTTTGCTGCATTCATGATGAAGAACACTAACTTGCTTTCCGGTACTGTCGGCACAGCGATCTCTACTTGGGATCACGTTGCAGGCGCAGCCGCGATTATGCAGGCTTCTGGTGTCCCTTCTGATGGCGACTGGTGTATGACGGTAAACCCGTTCACTCAGCGAGCCCTTGCAGGTATTCAGCGCTCTTTAGGTGCTGTTGATCCTCTGGTCTCTGAAGCGCACCGTAAGGCTATTATCAGCGAGAACTTCGCCGGTATTAAGGTTATGACTGCCACAACTCTGGCATCGTATACCACAGGCATTGGCGCTGATCGTGCCGGTACTCTCTCAGCAGCTCCTACCCCCACTTATCTGGCGGCTAAGGACTCAATGCAGCAATCATTAGCGGTTACTGCCTTCCAAGCAAACCTTGTTGTTGCTGCCGGTGAAACCATCACCGTAACAGGAGCGAATCGCCTGAACTTGTCTACTCGGCAACAGATCGTCGACGAAACAGGCGCGGCTATCTTGTTCAGTGGCACAGTGACTGAAACGGTAACGCTGAGCGGTGCTGGTGCGGGAACCCTGGTTGTTTCTGGCGCGGGCATCTTTGAGGCTGGCGGAGCTTACAACACAGTGGAGGCGGCATTGGCCAGTGGTGCTGTAGTGACGCTTGGTGGCGCTGCTGCAACCTTAATCCAGCCTAACCTGTTCTGGCACAAGGAAGCGTTCTCTGTAGGTTCAGTACCCATTAAGAAGCTTCATTCTACCGATACCATTGCAACCACTGAAGACGGTTTGCAGTTCCGCGTATCGAAAGGTGTCGGCTTCCTTGAGAACCAGCAGAAGGTCCGTTTTGACTTCCGTCCCGCTTATGCAGTGTTGAATCCGTTCTTCGCTGGGCAGGCATTCGGTAGCTAAACCGCTGGATTAACCGGCTAGGGAGGCGGCTCAGTGGAAACATTGCAGCCGCCTTTTTTATAACTCCACAGGGAATTATCATGGCAGGAAAGAAGAAAGTAGCACCTATTGAGGAAGTCAGTGCAAACCCTGAAGACCTCCGGACATGGGTGAAGCCAGACGGTACAAAACTAGAATTAAACGGATACAAGGCCACGATTGAAGCGGCTGTGGCACTCGGCTGGAAGCCTGCTTAAATGGCAACGGCTGGAGATTTTGCACAGCGTAGCTTGAAACGCATTCTAGTACAGGCAGCAGATGCCCCGCTAGAAGCTGACGACTACGCTGATTACTTGGACGCCTTAAATGATTTCATGGCTGACCTTGAATCTGATGGCGTTCGTTTAGGCTATACACCGGTTACGAATATCGCTGATATCGTGACAGTTCCCGCAGGTGCTAATCGTGGGATTATTGCCAACATGGCGGTTGAAGTCTCACCAGACTACGGCGGCACGATCACCCAGCCTTTAGTGATGCAGGCGCGCGAGGGGATGAAAGTTCTCGAAAAGCTCGGCGTTCAAATCATTGCTACGGCCTTGCCTACCTTATTGCCAGTGGGCTCTGGCTCAGAAGATTACCGGTACACCACACACTTTTTCGAAGACTTATCGAGCGCGCTGATTACACTGGCGGGCAATAGTGTGTCCACGGTCATGACTGCGACCGATACGGCTTACCGTGTTGCAGGGTTCTGGAATCTCTCAAAGCTGACAGGGTTTCGTGGGGATATTACCGGCACACTAACCAATATCACTGACTTAAAAGTTGATATCACGGCGACAATTAACTTTAGCGCGACCGGGAATAGCACGTACACCTTCCGGCTTATGCAGAACGGGGTCTCTGTGGCCACTGTAAGCTCTGCGCTAACAAGTACACCTGTCGCCTTAGCATTAACCAAACTCGTCACACTGAACCCAGGGGACTATCTGGAGCTATGGGTTGAAGATGATCTAGCCACAGAATCTGTGACTGTTACTCAGGCAGTATTCGAAGCGCTGTGATTACTCCCCTGCCATTTGCTACCGGGTTCTACGAATCGCCAGTGCTACCCCTTGCGGCCCAAGAGTGCCTAAATTGGTATGTGCATGTCCCTGATGGACCCGCACTGACGCCAGAGGTTCTATTCCCTACACCGGGGATAGCGGCGGTAGTCTCAAGCGGCACAGATACAGATGACGCTAACCGGGGCGGCTGGGCATTGAATGGCGTCCCGTACTACGTTAACGGCGCAACGCTTTATAGGCTTAATGCTGACGACACCCTGGACTCGCTAGGGACTATCGGCGGCACCGGGCGTGTATCAATGTCCGATAACGGTACTCAGTTGATGATCTTGGCACCGGGCGTGAATGGCTACATATTCACTACAGGGCCGGACGCTCTAACCACCATTTCAGATGTTGATTTTGTGGCCAATGGGAACCCTCAAGCGGTTGTCTTTGTTGACAGTTATTTTGTGTTCACTACGGACGCAAACAAATTCATTATCTCCGCCTCTAACAATGGGCTGGCTTATGACGCGCTCGACTTCGGGACCGCGGAATCAAACCCAGACGGAACACAAGTACCTATCGTATTTAAAAACCAGCTTTTCATTGTTGGTGAGATTACAGCGGAAGGCTTTTCGAACATCGGCGGTGCAGACTTTCCCTTTCAAAGATCCGGCGTGTTCCTCGATCAAGGCACAACCTCCCCTTTCTCAGTGCTCAAAACCTCCGAAACATTCTTATTTATCGGTGGAGCAAAAGACGAGTCTCCAGCGGTTTGGGCGTTCGCAGGCAACACCACACAAAAAGTCAGTACGTTAGCGATTGATGACCTGTTAGAAGATTTGACCGCAGCACAATTAACCGCTGTGTTTGGCTGGTCATACGCTCAGAGCGGCCATTACTTTGTCGGATTTACTCTGCCGGCAACTACTATCGTCTATGACACCACGACCGGAAAATGGCACGAGCGAAAGTCTCGCTATATCGACGCAGCATTAAACACGATCGATGTTCCCTACCGGGTGAGTTCAGTCGTCAAAGCCTACGGCAGTATGTACGTGGCCGACACTCTGGACGGTCGACTAGGATTGATGGACCCTGACAATGTGGACGAGTACGGCAATAGAGTATTCCGCCGAACGTCTGGCCAGCCATTCCAAGACAATATGAAGCCGTTCACCGTCCCTTATCTTGAGATCACTATGGAATCCGGTGTTGGTAATGCAGCCGAGCCAGACCCCATGATTGTTATGGATCGCTCAGTGGATGGCGGCAAAACCTTTGTGTGGGACCGCGCTAGGGGCATAGGCAAGGTAGGAGAGAACAACCGCAGAATTATATGGCGGCGTAATGGCCGGGTTGATCGCTTTCAAGTCTTTCGATTCAGCACTTCCGCACCGGTTAAAGCTCCATTGCTCGGTCTACACGCCGATATTATGGTGGGCCAGTAATGTCAGAGGTATTAAACGCATCGCTCCCCATCATCCTTGAAGACCGCACTATGGCGCTGTTCTTCCGTGAGTTTATGTTCAAGGTTTCGCGCTCCTTGCCGACTGTTGGCACTGGATCACCAGAGGGCGTACTAGAAGCTCCTTACTTGTCGCTTTACATCGATGAGGGCGCAGGGCAGGGGCTTATCTCCTATCGCAAAATGCTGCCTGACATTAGCGGTGATAAGTCCCAAGGGTGGGAACAGCTTTCGGTGGGTTCTGCGACATGGGGCGGCATTGGTGGGTCTATTGCTAGCCAGGTTGACTTGCAAGCGGCACTTGACGCGATAGACACAGCCCAAGTGACTACCGGCACCTTTGCAGACGCCAGAATCTCGGCTACTTCAGTCACTCAGCATGAGGCGGCACTGGCAATACTGGCCAGCCAAGTTTCAGGCTACAGCGCCCCGCTAATCTCCACTGAATCCGCAACCACTTACACAATGCTTGTGGGTGATGCAAACGTTGCCAAGCGTATGACCGGCGCAAGCCCTGCTGTGACAATTCCAACGGGGACGTATGCGGTTGGCGATGTATTGACGATCAGGCAGGCGGGAACCGGAACCCTCGTGCTCACTACAACTGGGCTAACAGTTAACGGGACTATTCCAACCTGGGCGCAGCATGTAGAAACCAGTTTTCGATACATCGCTACAGACACATGGGATGTAATTTGATGATGGCACTCATAGACAACACCTTGAGTTATTTTGATGAGTTCCGCACTCATTGCGATGGGCTAGATTACACCGGCACAGTAAACCCAGTTGACGGGGTTTTATACCCAGGCATTAGCACTGAGATTCCTAAAGGCGTAGAGCGTAAAGTTGTTAAATCTCTTCAGGAAAATATACCTAAGACCATCAACGAAACAGTGATGTTTTTGCGCGCGACTCTTGAGGGCGTTCCAGTGCCGCACCAGGCGCACAACGACGCGACTATGGGCGATTACGGGATAATTCTATACCTGAACCGGGCGGAACACTGCAAGGGCGGCACTGCGTTTGTTCGGCATATTGAAACTGGGATGGATAAGAACCCCCGTAACCAGGAAGAGCAAGAAATCTGGGAGCGAGACACCAACAACCGCGAGGCATGGGAGATACAAGAAATGGTAGAAATGCAGCCTAACCGCGCATTTGTATTTGATACCCATTCAATGCACCGGGCAGAAATGCCTACCTCATTCGGGGCTGACTCAACAGATGGGCGCTTAGTTCTAGTTTGTTTCGCGAGGGTTATCTGATGATTAGGGCGGGCAGCAATAACGACCTGGTGGATATTATCGCTATGTCATCTGAGTTTTGGGAGCACACTATTTACGATGAACCGCTATGTTCTGTGTCGGTGATGAACATGGCAAAGCATTGCATTGAGCAAAACCTAATGTCAGTGGTTGAGATCGGCGGGCATGTTGTCGGCTTTGCGTGTGGCATTAAAGGCCCGTTATTGGGTAATAACGCAGTGGCAACTGGGACTGAGATTGCTTGGTGGGTAAACCCAGAGCATAGGAGCGGGCGTAACGGCATTGGCCTGCTAAAGCATATTGAAGGGCTCGCCAAAGCAGCGGGTATTAAATATTGGAATATGGCTTATATGGAATCAAGTATGCCTGAAGAGATCAAAGGCATTTACGAGAAATTAGGCTATCAGCAAACAGAAGTTATCTATTCGAGGGTTTTATAATGGCCGTTACCACAGCAGCAGTAATCGGGGGGGGTCTTGCCATAGGTGGGGCTGTATCTGATTACAATTCCAGAGGCGATGCACTCGACGCTCAGGAAGATCAAAACGCAGCCGAAACTCAATTTATTAAAGAGCAGGCGGCGCAAGCCCGGAAGGACGCTGTTCCTTTATTCGGTGCTGCACAGCAAAACCGAGAACTTGGCGTACAAGGTGCTCTCGATACTCAAGGGTTATCGACTCGCCAGCAGATCGACACCACGGCAAGGGGTAACTTCTTTGCTCAGGAAGCGATGCTTGCAGGCCAGGAGCAGACACAAAACGCTTTGCTTGGGCTTCCTGTCGATATGTCCGGTATTCAGCCTAGAATTTTACATCCTGAACGCAACCTTGAATCGATGTTTAACACTCAGGTTCCTGACTTTGTGAGCGCGGGTATTACAGCACCAGGTACAGAGCCTGTCCAATTCACACCGGGCGGTACAACTAACCAAGCATTAGCGGCTAAGGCTTACCAAGACGGGTATTTGACGGACCAGCAATTCGGAGCACTCAGCCGGAACTTTGCAGACGATCAAGCGAATGCAGGGGCAACTAACTGGGGTTCGGCTCCCAATGCTGACTTTCTATTAAATAAGATTGGAGCGAACACTAACCCGCTGCTATCCGGCGCGCTTTCTAGCCTGTTCCTTGCGGTACATCCCGGCGAGAAGCCCGGCAATCAAGCCCAATTATTAGGAGGCGTGTAATGCTTAATCTTGGATCACCAGCAGGAAACCCTGGCTACAGTTTTGCAGCGGGTGCCTATAACCCTCAAAGCGGGAAATATGAGGGCGGCGGTGCGACGTGGGTAGGCCAAGGCCAAGCTCCGGCGGGCTCTCAAGACCAGTTCAGGAATTGGGTAGGTAGCCAGAATCAAGGCGCAGCCAATGGTATGAGCTTTGTCGGGCAGGCTCCTAACTACGGTTCTCCAAATGCCGGGCCACAGGGTGGCGCACCCAACCCCATGCAGCCAGGGCAGGCTCTAGGCGGTCAACAGCGGCCAGTGATGGATAACGCTTATTACAACGGGCTCGATCAGGCGGGGCAGGCTAATTTCAATACCAAAATGGGGCAAGACCCCGCGTTTATCGCGGCAATGCAGAACGCGCAATATAACGCGGGCATAAGCCCTAATTCTGGGCAGGCACCAGCACAAGGCGGCTACCCGCAACAAGGTGGAAATGTCCAAGCCGGGGGTCCAGGTGGTTACAACCCAGGTGGTGGGGGCACTCAATGGGGTGCACCGGGGCAGAGTCAAAATATAGCAGGCAGTGTTCAAGGTGGGCAGCTTGCCGGAACCTTTGGGCAGGCGGCTCCAGGAATGGCACCACCGACCGGTTTGATCGGTTCTGAGATGGCACAACAGCAAGGACTTAGTGGCGCTCTAGGCGGCATACAGGGCGGCCTGAACAACTACAACCAGCAAGCTAATCGCGCATCCAGTCTCCTCGGGGGCTTTGCCACTAACGGGCAGGGCGCGAACAGTGTGATGGCGGCTCAATCTGGTGCATTAGGTGGGCAAGCTCAGCAGGACGCTTACAACAATTTCAACGACTCACCGGGACAGCAATTCCTTAGGGACCGAGGCGAGCAAGCCATTGTGCGTAATGCAGCGGCTACAGGTGGGCTTGGTGGGGGCAACGTCCAGAAGGCTCTAGCAACCTTTGGCCAAGGACTGGCACAGCAGGACTTTAGTAACCAGTTCAACCGATTGGGCCAGGTCTCTAATCAAGGCTTTGCAGCTACACAAGGGCAGTCGAATATCGCACAGAATCAAGGTCAGGCTGGCTTGAACTCTGGCAACTTAGCAGCGAATTACAATTTCAATACAGGCCAGCAGATGGGCGCGGGGCGCACCAGAACAGGCGAGCAAATAGCCGATTCTGTCTCCAATACGACTTCCGGGCTCGCGAACTTGATTAACCAGCAAGGGCAGAACTTGTCAGGCATTGTCGGCGCTGGAGGAAACAACATTTCCAGCTTATTGGCTGGCCTTGGACAGCAAACTGGACTGAGCCAAGAGCAGCTGGCAGCGATGCTGGGGAATATCTCGATTGGACAAAGCTCACAAGTGGCCTCGCAGCCATCTCTGGGGCAATTCGTGCAATCAGGCGGCGCTACAGGTGCAGTAAGCGCAGCAGCGGGCGGTCTCGGCGGCATTCTAACCGCGCTCGGGTAAACATAAAAAGGGGTAATGTATGAATGATATGAGCCAAGCGGGTTTGGTATTGCAGGGTCTTAGCGCTGGATTACAGGGGCGCGGAGTGGAATTTGGAAACAGTCTAGCTGAACGTGATGCGCTTGCTCAGCGAGGCAATGTAGCGGCAGGTAAAGAGCAGCGCCTGCAGGCTGGGGCCAATCAGGAGGCGGATTTGGCTCGCATGAAGACAGTTTTTACTGATTCAGCCGCTGGATTAAAGTTTGGTAAAGATGATCGATGGGACTTGGTTAGCAGGATCGCAGTTAACCGCGCTGAAAGTGCTAATGAGCAAAACTTCCCAGGTGTAGACTTTAGCGGGACAAGGAGAATAGCCCAGAAATCCATACTTGCAGCGCAGGGTGACAAGACAGCGCAGGCCGAGCTACTCAAAGAGTTCAGCGATAACGTGATGATGGGGAGAGAGTTAAACATTTTTGACCCAGAACCAGGTCCAGAGCTTATCAAGGGTGGAGATATCAGCAAGGCGGGGCAAGTCTCTTACATGGATGCAAAGGGCAATCTGGTAGCGAAGGATATTAAGGGCTTCAAGATTGGTGATGGTACCGACAATGAGAAAATCGGCGCATCAGCGGTTACTCGCGTTTATGACAATGGAACTATCACCCAGGCGCTTAGGAATGGCGATACACGAGTCACAAATCCAGAAGGTGTTATTGTTACCGGCGAGGATCGTCTAGCGGTACTGCGAGCTGCGCGGGAAGAGGAAATATCCTTTGCTGCGTCCAAGGCCGGACGGACAGAGGCCGCTAAGAGCTCCATTAAAACCTCCGATAAATACTTTGATCGGATTGACAAGATTCGGCCCGCTATCGCCAATATTGATACTGCAATCAAGGCCATTGATGACGGGGCTTCTACTGGTGTATTTATGAGTATGTTGCCAAGCTTTAGGGCCGCATCCAAAGAACTGGATAATGTTCAAAAGCGCATGGGTTTGGATGTTATTGGGAGTACTACGTTTGGAGCCCTATCTGCTGGCGAGCTCGCTTTGGCTGTTAGCACTGCGCTGCCCACCAATATGGACCCGGCGGAGCTTAGGGGCTGGCTAGTCGACAAGAAAGAATCTCAACAGAAGCTGTCTAACTACATCGAAGAGGCCGCGATATTCCTTGGGACACCAGGCGGAACCCCAGCGAAGTGGGCAGCGATGCAAAAAGAGAAACAAGCGAGCGCGCCACCAGCACAAAAAGGCGGAGGATCACAAGAAGGCCAGACAGCAACTAACCCGCAAACGGGTGAAAAACTGATATTCCAAGGCGGGCAATGGGGTCCAGCATGAGCGCACAACTACCTGAAGGGTTTGTTATTGACGAGCCTGCCGCGTTACCGCCTGGATTTGTCTTAGACTCGCCAGAGCAAGCGGAAAAGCCTGACAGCTTTCTCGACAATACTCGCGCTGTGCTAGCGGAAGCTGGCGCGGGCGCTATGCGTGAGGCGGCGGGCTTAGTTGATTTTGTGGTGCCTGACACTGTGAACGCGGTTATGAGTTTGGCGGGTTCAGATAAGAGAATGCCCACACTTACAGATTCCCTTGAGGGTATCGGTATTCAGGGTGGGTTCATGGAGCCAGGAACAGCGCAAGATGCTGTTAGGGGCGCAGGACAGGCTTTGACGATGGCGGGCGGCTTCGCACCAGTAACCCGCAATGTTGCAAAGATTCCCGGCGCTATTGCTGAGTTTGCGGGGATCGGAGCGGCTAAAGCTCCAATTCGGGCCGCGAGCGTATCACTTAGCCAGCAAGCACTCGAAAAGCTACCAGAAGCAGAGCAGGCGCTATTATCAGGCTCTGGCGATGTAATCACCGCGACTAAAAAACTCGACCCCAGCGCGCCCCTACAGGCTCCTAGAGCGATAACCGACAAAGTGGGTAAAGAGGCAGTAAAACAAGGTTTTGACGAGGGATTGATTGCACAGATTAAAGCATCACCCAAAAACGCTCGCAAGAAAATGGCGGCAATGGTCGACATAGTGGAAAAGGGTAAAAAGAATTTTCGCTATTCCGCAGAGAACCGCCCCTTGGACATAGCCGGAGACTCTGTATTGACCCGTGTAAAAGTCGTAAGGGAAGCTAACCGGGCTGCCGGGAACAGGCTCGACAGCACCGCGAAAGCCCTTAAAGGTCAACAAATAGACGTTACTACCGCAGTGGACGGCTTCTTAAAAGAATTGGACGGCATGGGTGTGCAGTTTAACCCAACGACTCGCGAACTCAACTTTAAAGGCTCAGACCTTGAGGGTGTAGTGGGACCGCAGCGCGTAATTAAGAATGTCATTACTCGGATGCTGGACACAAAAGCGCCAGATGCTTTCGATACTCACCGCATGAAGCGCTTTATTGATGAGCAAGTAACCTATGGGAAGAATGCCCGAGGCCTGGGTGGTAAGACTGAGAATATCCTGAAATCTCTACGCCACAACCTCGACTCGGTATTAGATGAGAATTTCCCCGCATACGACAAAGTAAACACCGAATATGCCCAAACTATCGGGGCTCTCGATGCGCTTCAGGACGTTGCAGGCAAAAAGATGGACTTCTACGGTGAAAATGCAGATCAAGCTATAGGCACACTAACCCGCAGACTGCTTAGTAACGCGCAGTCTCGAATCCCACTAAAAGACGCCATAAAGAAGCTTGACGATGTGGCGCAAAGGTTTGTATCTGGTGGGACAGATGTAGTCCCGTTCGGGCATATCACCAAGCGCAGTGGTGTGAAAGCCTCCGACCTTGATGACGACATTATGGGGCAAGTGATGTTTGTCGACGAACTCGAAAAGATGTTTGGCACCAACGCTAGAACCTCACTGCAAGGCGATGTTGAGAAGGGTGTGCGTACTGGCATCCAGGGCCCTGGTGCTATCGCGGTAGAAGGCGCGGTAGCTCTGGCCAAAAAGGTGCAAGGTGTCAACGAAACTAACGCAATGAAGGCGCTACGCGAACTATTGAAGGAATCTAAATAATGTCCAGAATACTCGATATTGGAACCCAGTTTTTTGACGCTAACGGTGCGCCATTGAGCGGAGGGAAATTAAACTTTTACGACACTGGGACCACCAACCGGAAGACCACTTACTCGGATGCCGCCTTATCAAGCGCAAATGCTAACCCGGTCATACTTGGAGCAGACGGCGTTCCTCCTGATATATTTTATGCAGGCGATGCCAAGGTTGTTTTGACGGACTCGGCAGACGTTCAACTGCGAACTATGGATCCGGTAGACTCTTGCTGCTACACAGCCCCGAGCGGTGGCGGTGGTACTGCTTACTGGACGTTTGATCTCGCAGAAAAGACGGCAAATTTTACTCTAGTTGCAGGCAACTTTTACTTTATCGACCTATCCGGTGGGGCTTTATCAGTAACCCTGCCCGCTAGCCCAACAGCAGGCGACAGGGTGGGCATTCGGATATCAGACCTAGATATAAACTACACACTAACGCTGCTTAGGAACGGCTCACCTATTGAGAGGCTGGCAAGTAATTACACGCTTGAATGGGGATTAGGGCAAAACGGCGTCGAACTCATCTACCTGAACGCGACTGCTGGCTGGATTATCTACACCAACCAGTATCTGCCGAATCCCACGTAATGCAGCAACCAATTAAAGGAAAGACCATGCCGGACGATGTAACAAACAGGGTCATAAGCAAGCTAGTGTCAGTGGAATCACTGGTGCTACTGGTCGCGGTTAGCGTGGCCTATGGAACCTTGAGTACTACCGTAAAGGCACTGGATGAAAAAGGGGCGGCTCACGCAACTCTACACGCCAAAGATGTGGTGGAGATCAAGTCTGAGCAGTCGGCTAACACCAAGTCACTAAACACTGTGACGGGCAAGATTATCCTTATTGAGAATAATCTTCAGCACTTGAAGGAAGCTCAAGACCAGTTAAAAGCCGACAACAAAGAGATTCTTACAATACTACGGAATCAATAGGAGGGAACATGGCACCAGCAGTACTAACGCTAATCACAAGCCTCTTCAAGCCAGCGGCTGAACTTATTGACGACCTTCATACTTCATCTGAAGAGAAAATAGACGCTAAGACGAGGTTGCTAGAAAGTCAAAGCGAAGTAACTATGAAGTTCCTCGATTACGAGGCTCGGATGCTGGAGATGAAGGGCAGTATCGTGCAGGCAGAGGCACAGTCAAAGCACTGGCTTACCGCCACATGGCGGCCCATTACCATGCTGACGTTTTTATTCTTGGTGCTCATGGATAGCTTCGGCTTCCTACCGTCACCACTGAATGATGAGGCGTGGATGCTCCTGAAGATCGGGCTTGGTGGGTATGTTACCGGGCGCAGTGCTGAGAAGGTTGTATCAACAATGACGAAAGTACCGAGGTAGTAATGGGCGACTTATCCACACACTTTAGCCGTCACGAATTTGAGTGTTCGTGTAATTGTGGCTTCGATAGCGTCGATTATATGACGCTTATTATCCTTGAAGATGTGCGGGAAAACTTCGGCAAACCAATCACAGTAACCAGTGCTGCAAGGTGTTTTGAATGGAACCGGGTCCCAGCGTCCAAAGGGGGCCCAGGAAGCAACGATAACTCGCAGCACCCACTGGCAAGGGCGGTAGACTTTGTGGTGGCTGGAGAGAACCCTAGGGACATTCAATCGTACCTAAAGACGCGATATCCAGATATATACGGGATCGGCAGCTACTCAAACTTCACGCACTTGGACACGAGGACTAAAGGCCCGGCAAGGTGGCAGAGCTAATACCCTACTCCCCTATATCAGTAGAGATACATTTCACTCTCCGGTTAGGCATTGTTTAGGGCTGCTTTGAGGTTGTTGTAGCCGCAGGTGCAACTCTCAATAGTTAGTCCTCTCCGGCAGTTGGCGGCATGTCCTATGCGGGCACTATAAGCCGGTGCAGTCTCTCGGAGCTTGTCGTTCTCTACTACTTGAGCATCATTCTGTCTACACCACAGATTTTCAGCATCTTTGTATGCGGATAAGTTGGATTCCAGTTCTGCTAAACAATCTTTCAAGTGCGCGTTATCATGCATCCAATCTTCTACCAGACTATCAAGGCGCTCGTTCTCTGCTTCAAGTTCCGCTATGCGCTTATCTCTAGCCTTGATTACCTCCGCCTGAACCACGATAGTACCCAGCGCAGTTAATGGGCTTTGTTTTAGCATTTCCAGATTCCAAGTCGCCTCTGTTACTTCCGAGGTGAATGACAACTTTGGTGTTTCGCCGGTAAAGTTTTGGTTGGTCATCTCATCTATCTCCTATGGTGTTAAAGACCTAAAATCTTCTTAAGGGCATTGCCTTCTGGGGTATCTCCCAAATCGTTGCGAAGCATTTGCTCATCCAGATCATCGCACTCTTCGTCAAACTCCCCGCTTTCAATCCGCCTAGCTAGATCAATGTGGCCGTACTTTCTTAGCATTTGGGATGATGCCATTTTCCCGCAGACATACTTCCTGTTCTTATAATCGTGGTATTCACCTGCCTTCGCCTCTTCGATCATGAAGTTAATTTCAGCAGACTCTGGCAACTTCTCAAGTTCTTCGACTAACTCGATCATTGTGTTCTTTCTCATGATAACGCCTTCCGCGCCTTCTTTCGGGCTTTCTTCTGTGCCTTGCGTGCCGATCTACGCTGGCTAGCTACTAGGCGCTTGCCATTGCCGCCTGAGCCTCGATAGGACGTGTCAGGCCTACCTGAAGCCTTCTCAAGGTGATCGGCGAACGACTTCAGCGACTGCTCGTGATCCATTGTTTTCTTGAGGTCTTTCATATAGTCGTCGTCAATCAGACCCATTTTCGCTAGTTGGTACATGTCCTGCATTTCTATCTACTCCTATGGTGTTGTATAAATTTATGCTGATTCAAGCAACCGAATAAGCTCTTCAGCAATCAGGTCTAGTTCTGCTGACCATGCTGACTCTGCTGCTGACTCTGCTGCTGACCATGCTGCTGACCATGCTGACTCTGCTGCTGACCTTGCTGACCATGATGCTGACCATGATGACTCTGCTGCTGACTCTGCTGCTGACCTTGCTGACTCTGCTGCTGACTCTGCTGACC